TTTAGCGATAGAGGCTGGCACTGTGAATGAGGTAGAAGCACCAGCGGATACTATGTAAGCAGCTCCCGCAAGCATCTCCTCATTGATTTCCTTCACATGGTCGATTTGAGCATGTTCATTTTCCATTGCCAAGACATCCCCAATACCACCTTCCATCTGCGCCGTGAAGACTGACTTCACGGAAGCACCAAAGGTCGTAGCAACTATACGAGGCAAGCTCGATATAGTCTCAATCTTAGAAACGTCAATCGTCGGGAGGTCACCTGTCTCAGACACAGGCAGGGAACGATTAGTTCCCCTGTCACTCCTGACACGCCAACCAGCCGTGTTACCCCAGACTACTCTAGGGATAGCATTGAAGAACCTAGTCTGGTTGTTCAATGCCTGCCAAACTTTACGACCATAAGTCGTATTGAAAATGCCCGTCGCTGTGTCTACAGTGAAGACACCCTTCTGCAAATAGTCAGGCCCGAAGACCGACTGATACATTCCACGTTGCGACTGAGCTAGATATTCTGCAAGTGATGGATTAGCCATAATTTTTTCTCCTTATTTTAACCTAGTAACTCACGGGGAATCCCTTCGGTATCGCCAGCCTGAATACGGGCTGAAAGTTCCCGCAATTCTTTGTAAGATAGGTTAACCAATTGGTCAACCGTATCTCCTTCAGACTGTGCCTTAACAATGGGAGTCGTACCGTCAGTACCTAGAGGTATAGCGTCGTATTTAATCTGTTTGGGAGACTGCAATCCAGTTTCTTCGCGGAAACCCATCTTCCGCAAACGGTCTTCAGATTCAGTTTGAACCTGTTTCTGCATAGTTCCCTCAACATTTTGTAACTGCAATTGGAGGTCATTCAACTGCTTAGTCAATTCCTCTACAGACTTATATCCATGCCCTCGCTCCATATCTTCTTCCTCAGCAGGATGTTCCTTTTCATCATCAGTCTCATCTTTCTCGTCATCATCGCCTTCTTTTGCTAGTTGCATTGCTTGAATAGTGGCTTGGACATCTTCAATCTTACGGGTGGGATCTACCTGTTTGGCAGCATCATCCGCAGCAGTTCCCTGTGCTATCTTAGCACCGGAACGTACTTTGGTTCCATCTACGTCCAGACCATTATCAGCCTTCACCATTTCAAATACTTCAACAGCAATTGATTTAATCAATTCTGCTTTCTCAATATCGGCAGCTTTCTCTTCCTCATCTTCATCTTCATCTCGTTCTGCCTTAGACAAACGCTCGTCCATCTTACGAAGAACGTCAGCAACAGCAGCTAGGGCCAAATTACTGCCCTCCATCTGTTTCTCAATCCGTCCCAAAATCTCATCAGCCATGTTAGTTCCTCCTTTATTATACGCCAAAAAAATTAATAAAGGTTGGTCTAAGCCACCGCCGACCTTCATTATATAAATGCCTAAGTTATTATACTACAAAAACAGAAAAACCCTAATTAAAGTATAGTTTAATCAGAAAGTTCTAAAGGTTTTCCAGCACTTAATTTAAGTATATCATTACGAAAATCATATAAAGGTACTTGTACAAGCTTCTTAAACTTTTCACATTGAGTACCTTCAGGCATAGATGCTTCAATAAGGTCTAATACTTTACCAACCATGCGTGAATGTCTGGCTAATATATACTCTTGGTCTGCTGTAATATTTAATCTTTCAGTCATAATACTCCTCTTATTCTATTCAAGACTTGTGACTTCAATCACATTTGGTAACACTCCCTTTAATTGACCACCACTAGAAAACACCTGTTGAAAGGCATCCTCCATACTTTGTGCAATAAACCCAGACCCCGCGCGGCCCTGGTCTTGCAGAATTCTCCACGGGCCTTGCGGAGTTCCTACTAAACGAGCCAGTTTCTTAGGGCGCATAAAATTTGTATAAGTACGAGTGACCCATCTTAAAGTTCCCTTATATCTTTGCCTATGAGAACGTGTCCATTTATCAGATACGGGAGCGGGAGTTCCTTGATCAACTTCCTGTGCATAATCAGGGCCATATAAGGTATAGGTTAAATCTCCAGTCTTACGAAGAACTAAACTACTTTTAAGATTACCTGATACAGAAGGAGTGAACTGTTGCAAACTCTTCTCCAAGGCCCGAATCACTACCTCCAAGGTAGGTCTAGCAATCTGTCTTTCTATTTCATATGAAAGGTTTCCCATAATTTATTATACCTTTATTTACGAATTTCTATCTGTCCAAACAGATGGCAATGAATCTATAAATTTATTTTTAGACCCATCATAACGATTTAAGTACACCACTTCCTTCCCAATGTACCCATACTTAGGATGCCAATACGTAACTATTTGTTTAGGTTTACTTATCACAGCTAATTGAGTTAAAGCAAATTCATCCCCACCTTTCATACAACCACACAGATGCGCCTCACCCGTTCCTATATCAAACTCATCTACTCTATGATAATGACCCATGAACGCTGAATCAAAGAAATGAGCATCATTAAAACTATTCTCATCTATTTGCCCTAATGAAACCTCTTCTTCTAAACCAGTTCTATATTGTAATATTGTTCTCATATTAGTAAGAGTCCTAAGAACATCGGCTGTTGCAGCCTTACCTTTTAATGAATCCCCATGCATAATTAAAATATTCCTGTTACAAACAGAGAACACATGGAAGAAAGATTTAGGAATCTCAAACTCAATATTCGATTGTTCTCTACAAAATGCTGCTACCCATTGATACAGCATGTAGTCCCAGTTAACATATTTATCTTTAGCAGGAGGCTTAGTTGTCATTCGTCCATGATTACCAACAACACATGGCACCCGTACTGTTTCAAAGTGCGGAGCCATAAACATCAATGCTTGAGCAATTAAGTTCGCACCCCTAATCATTTGTCCCATTGTATTATCTTGATTAGTTTCTCGCAGCTCTTGATGTATATCACCACTGACCATATCCCCTAGTAATGGAATTACTAATTCAGATATATCTACAAAACTTCTTCGATAGTCAACTAAATCTAATATCTGAGAAGCCCACCCATACAATCGAGTATTAAAAATATCAATCGTATAAGCATTTAAACCACTCATTTGATTGTAATTTACGTTATCTCCTATATGTGTATCTGATAATGGAGCTATAACGCTCTGTGATTCTCCACTTCGTTTACCTTGTCGAGGTACTGATGGAATAAGAGGTTGTGACTGGAAGGGTTCTGTTACTACATGAATCAAATCAATGAGAGATTCATGAGTATTTATTTCTTCAGTTGCTTGTTCGTATAGTTTCTTATAGTAGGCCAATTCATTCTTATATGTATCAACCTGTTTCTCTAAACGATTATCGCCCCCTTCGTCGTAATCCCCCTCCTTGTCGTACCAACGTTGAATGGTACTGCGATGAACGCTTATCCCCGTCTCCTCTTCCATCCATTCTGCTATTGCTGTCCATGTTTCGCCTGCTTGTCTCTTTTTTATTATCTCGGATTTTGCCTGTTCTGGAATCATAATCTCTCCTTATCGTTAACACTATAACTTTACCGCACATACGGCAACTTAAATCCCCATCTACATTTAGGTACATAATACCATTACACTTCGGACAACTCATAATATTATTTATTGGAATTCCAATAACGGTTTTCCATCTCCTCTTCACATTTTTTAATAAATATATTATATTCTTTAGATACCATAGGATATTCTAACTCAGCATCTTCTTCATTATTATCATTCCTACGTTTAGGAATACGGTCTTTAGTACCTGTTCGATGCAACTCATCATCCTGCCCCGCAGGGCCATATCCCTCTTGTTTATTAAGACCGCTGTAATCTATCTGACCAGCAGCACCTCCCATCTGACCAGCGGGTTGCTCATCTGCATCACCATGTCTCTTCTTACTCTCTTTATCATACCCTCTTATTTTCCTTTCCATATCTTCTTGATGAGCTAATGTATAAGAATCAGATTTTTCTTTATCCTGAATACTCTTAGAGCGTTCTACATATGCAGGAGGGTCTTCTTTATAAAACTGCCCTTCAGGTAGATTATTATAAGCAACGGAATGTTCAGTATCATCTCGTTTCTTTTTCCAATCTAACCGTTTAGGATTATTCTGTCTATTTTGGGCTTCAAAATTATCTGAAGGAAAAGCTGACTTCTCTACAAAGTCAGTTAAATCAGTCAGCTCTTTAGAAAATATATGTGGTGTTCCATCATCTAAAAATCTGTCTACTCTAGGGGGGCCAGCAGCATGTTTACGTTTTTTATTACTACCATAAGTAGTAGTATGTACATCTGCGGATGTAAATACAGTACCCTCACCACTGTTATCACTAGTCTCACCAACAGCACCACCACTCTCTTTCCGAAGTCGTTCATTACGAGCAATCTCACCAGCTGATGGTGTTCGTGTTCCTTCATCAGAAGCACCTACAGGACTATTTACCATTTTCTGTTCATTGTGTTCTATGTATTGTTCATATCCTGAGGAGTGAGCAGCCTGTTCCACCTGTTCAGCTTTCTGACGAGAATCAAATGGGCCTTTGCTACCCCAGTACCATTTATCACCCTTCTTTTTAATAGGCATTAAAAGTTTTCCTCCTCTTCATTATCTGGGTTTTGTCTATGATTACCCATAGGATTATACATAGCATAATCTTTATATCCTTGATTAAAGGGACTATGAACGCCTGGGTCAGGTTTAGCCTTTTCAACATTAACTACGCCTGTCCCATTTAATTGGGCTACATAATCTACTCCATCCTGGATAAACCACATCTGTTTTCCATCAGGAGAAACTTGCTTAATAAAAGGCATGTTAAATCCTTTACTTATTAAACTGTTTACCCATGTATGAGAATCTTCCATTAAGGTTAAGTCATTCTTATTAGCCCTAGCTTCAGCATACTCATCTATATCTCTTTCTTCATGAGGCAATTTATCTTGCCAATCTGGAGTTCGGCCCCCAGTACGCCCTTTGAATTTACGTTTATGTTTAGGAATAGTTTTTAAAAACATAGCTTGGAGAGCTTCCATTTCTTCTTCCTCTGGTTCTCCTTCTTCACCACCTTCTTCTCCCCCTGCACCAAACTGTTCCTGTTGTTCTCCTTGTTCTCCTTGTGCTCCTTGTTCTGCTACTTGTTCTAATTGTTGCTGCTGTTGCTCTAATTGTAGAGCTTGCTGTTCTCCCTGCATTCTAGCAGAAGGCACCATCTCACCAGAGATAATAAACTCAGCTTCCTCCATTGGAACCTCTTGGTCTTTAAGTACTACTTCAAATCCCATATTAGCATATTGATTTGCAATAGCAATCTTTTGTTGAGAAAACTGAATACGAGTAGCTTCAGCCCGTTCTTCAGGTTGTGGAAGCTCTAGTCTCCAATCAGTAACACCAAAGGCTTCTAAAATTTGAGGGAAAACTTTCTCATGGAATAGTCTCTGGTCACCTTCTACAACACGACTCATAACTACTAACTGTTGAGTCTGTGTAGACAAACCACCAAAGGCTTCAGGTGCGCCTTGCCAAGCAGGAGTAACACCCCACATAGCAGCTACACGTTCTCGTATTTCTGCTCTAACAGGAAGATAATCCATCTCCTGTAGTGTATGGAATAGACGTACCATATCTACTCTACCCCTATTATTCTTAGCAGACACCGCTACCATCGGAATAAAGTTAGGGTCAATACGAGTTTGAGCAGCTATATTAGCACGTTCTCTTCGTAAACTTTCAGGGTCATCCGTAAAGACCATTAACATAGAACCAGGCATCTTACGCTCAAAGAAATATCTATATAGATTCTTATCCATTCCAATCAAAGTTAAAACCTTTTCAAAAATAGTAAGTATAGGACTCCAGCCATAAGTCTCTGACGGAAAGAACTTAGATATATGAATCACTTCAGTCTCAAACAAATAAATATGCTGGCTACGATGATAATACTTATACATTACGGGCCATCGTTCAATACTACAACTAGGTTCTTTACATGGCCCTGGAGTATCGCCTATACTCTCTCTATGCAAAGGGCATACGAAATGAGCATTCTTTGGTAAGCCTGCCATATCTAAATCGTACTCAACTAGGGCAGGATTAAGTCTACGAATCTCTTTAACTTTAGAACGAACCTTATCTCCATCATCATAGAATTCTTTAACTATATACAAGAAACCATCATCTATAACATTAACATCAAAATGAAATTGTCGTAATACTTCTTCTAAAGATTGC